AATAGATAATATTTTATATATAATCTTAAAATTATCGTCCATAATATAGCTCCTTAGCTTTATCATATTCAATTTTTAACTTTCTTAAAAATTCAGTATCATTCATCATCGGTTCCATTTCTGCACAAATAAAAGGCATTTCATCATTCATAAATTCTGTAACTTCTGCATTTTCTTCGTGCATTTCATCGTAATTATCGCATAAATAATCTTCTAAATATAACGAAAAATCTTCCGAATTATATTTGTGCTTGTGTTGTAAAGCTAATTCTATATCTTTTAATATTTGTTCTATCATAGTTTTACCCAATCCTTTTTTTGTTGTTTTAACCTAAGAAAAGTTATAAATTCTAAATTATCTCCATTTTGAATACAGACCACTTGTAAATCTTCTCCAAAATACACCAATCTTTCATCTACTTGTTTAAAATTAGGCTTTTTAGATAATAAATTTAAAATATCTTTTGTATCAACTTCTTTAAAACCTTTCTGATTTATCCTTTGTAAAAATCTACCAATAAAATGACTGTCCATTGTATAGCCGTTTTGTTTAAATTCTTCATACACTCTCATAGCTTTAGTTTTAAACTCATCAGACCATTGTTTATTGACAATATCTTTTAAAATTTTATCATTAACAACATTCTTATTAGCCCAAACGGACCTGCCACTTACAGACTTAGTATAACCGAATTTACCTAAATTTTCAAGTCTTTTATTAATTCCAATACTTTCGGAGAACTTGTAATACTCATCACGTTTATTTTTTAACTTAAAAGATTCTATTGCGTGCATTTCTTTATCTCCAACAGTATCATACATCATAACACGTTTTTTTAAGTTTCTAACATCTCTTTCAAGTTGTCTTTGAATTTGTGTAGCCTCATAATAAGTATATTCTTCACCCTCATAATATACTTTCTTATCTTCTAACTCTTGCAAATACTCTTTTGAGTAACTTCTATAACTTAAACCCTCAAAATAAGGATACCAATTATGCCTACAATTTACCCCTTGAAATCCAGTTGTTTCTCCATAACCTATATCTTGTAAATCCAAGTAACCAGAACGACCACTTAAGCTAACAATTTCGCCTTGCCAAACTGAATGAGAGGGTCTAGCTCCTAAATGTGCCGATATTTCCATTAAATCTTGTTCCATTTCTTCTGCATTTAATAAAGATACTTCTCCACTTAAACGATTAAGTCCACTTCTAACAACCATTCCAACAGCACTTTCTATTGTGTAATTTCTACCACTACCCTCATAGTTTATAAACTTAACTCCACCTCTTGCAATGTTGTTGACAACTCTTCTAATAGCCGTTGTGCTATCTAAAACGCCTAACCCCGTTGATAAAACAGCTTTATTGAGTTCGTGCTTATACAAAGTGTTAAGATTTACAAAATCATCATTAACAGCAACGCCCATTGTTTTTGTTAAATTATTTAAATTTTCTTTCATTGTCTTTTTATAAGCCTGTATTTGTGATAAAACAGCTTTATTTTTATCTAAATTAACTAAAGACTTACCGACCATAGAATAAATACTTTGCTCATCGTTATAATGCGTTTTTATACCGTTTTCGATTATTTCATCTAAAACCTCATCAGAATGATAGAGCATAGGCTTTAACTTTTTCTTTAATTCTTCAAAATCTTTGTTTCCAATTAAAAGTTGTTTTAATTGATAAGTTGAAGTATAACCAGCCTCATCTTTTCTTGCAATTCTTCTTGCTATATCAAGTAATATTTCATCTTCTATTTCTTGATAAACTTTGATTAACTCGTTCGGAACAGCTTTTAAATATTCAGGACTTAACATTTTATTCTTCCTCTAAAACGTCTTTTACTTTGCTTTCTTGTGGGATCCATTCTGTAGTATCTTCAAGTCCGTAAACTTCTTGTAAATACCTCTCTTTAGTTATAATACCAGTTGCAACCTCTTGTAATTTAACAGTTCTTTCGGTTTCACTATCGATAACTAAACTATCATCAAAATCAAAGTTTATATCATATTCTTCATTAATCTTTAGCCAATAACTTAATATCTCAACAAATTGTCTTAAAGTTCTTTCAAGCTCGTTTTGAATATCTTTTACAGTTGAAAAGCTTCTTTGTTTACTTGCTTTTATTTCTGTTGCCGTTTTTTCTGTTTCTGTATTTTTTGAAAAAGTACCATAAGCTAAACCACAAATAAACTCTATTTGTCTTAATATCTCATTTAAGCCATTAAATAAGCTAATATCACGAATAGCAGGACTAAAAACATTGTAAAAATCGTCTTTGACTTGTGAGCCTAAGTTTCTAAATAAACGCTCCTTGCCTACTGGCAATTCATCTGTATTTTTTAAAACTGTTATATCTGCGTCAATAGCAAGTTCAGAGCCTTTATACTCCCAAATCGTTCTTTGATATTGCTCGTCTGCGTCTTGTATTAATGAAATAGCTTTTGCAAAACAGCTTATCCCCTCTTGACTTCTTAAATCAAGATTATTTGCTTGTGGATTTTTAAAATAAGCAAATAAAGGATCTTTTCTATTAATGACTTCTTGTTCTTTTAATGTAGCCCATTGTTCAACACTATTTAAAGCTATTTGAGTTCCTAATTGTGTTACATCAAACGACTTATAAGCTGTATTTCTTATAAAATACTTATCTTTTATTAAATGTTCTTCAAGCCTTGTATAATATACATATCTATCTTTTTCAACTTTTCTAAGTCTATCAATAAAGGCAATATGCTTTATATCTCCAAAACTGTTAAAGCCTAAAATAACATACATATCAGGAGTTGTTACATCAACCTCTATTTGTTTATTTTTCAAATAAGGCTTTAAAATAACACCGCCTAAAGCCAAACCATATTCAGTTATAGTTCTTATTTTTCTTATAATTCTTTGATAAATTTCGTCTAACTGCTCATTACTTACACTCGTTTCTAATTCTAAAGTTACAAGTCTTGCAAGTTCAGACGGTATAGAACTACACAAATTTAAACTTTCTTTATTAACTTTTGTATCTAACCAAAACGGCTCGCCGTGATAACAATTAAGCCATAACCTAAAATTATTATCTATATTGCTATAATCACGTTGATAACCACATCTTAGCCTAATCTCATTCACTAAATTAATCAATCATCTATCCCCTTTCTAAAGTATTGACAATGCTTTTAAATACTTCTCAAAACTGTACTCAAAAGCGTCTAATGTATCTATATCACTTGTTCCATCGTCAAGTCTTACATCATCAAGTTCTTTTTCATCAAAAACAGCAGTCTGCAAAGCACTAACTAAAGTTTCACAATCTTTTTTATAAAAAAAGCGATTAGTTGCAACCAAGGAATTAACAATCCTAATTCTATCAACTATCGCATTTTTAATTGAATTTTTAACAGCTATATTTATGTTGTTATTTAATAAAGTCTTTTGCAAACCTCTTAATAGTACTTGTTCTGCATTGTCTGCAAAAATACAATCTATTCTTCCGTATTTTGCTAATATTTTTTTAACAAACTGTAAAAATTGATTATTCAAAGTGTCTGGAGTGTCTGGCTCGTGTCTTTCAGAAGCTAGACAGACAAGTTCTTTATATCCTGTCGTTATTGCAGTAGCGACAAAAGTATGCTTTGACTTATTACCCCCAAAGTCAACTCCAACATTTATTGTAATATAGTTCTTATCATAATCAATCAAATATTTTTCAGAATTATCAGCAAATTCTTTATAAATCAATCCCTCTGCCAATACTCTTAACCCTAAAATATCACGCTTATACCATACCGTTTCAGGAGAATATTGTGCTTTAATTGTATCTAAACGCTCTTTACTAATAGTTATATTATCATCAATCAAAAAGTGTCCATAATTCACTGATAATTTAGGATTAGAAGTATATTTATCTATATAATCTTTATAAATAAAATGAGTTGGAGCGTCTGGGTTTAAATCCCAATATATCTTTCTATCTTTCGCAGCAGCCGTTCTGTTAAAAGCCTCTTTAATTGTGTTTTCGTGATGTAAATTTATTTCAGTAGCTAACCACATTCCATATGAGTTCCCTCTGATAGACTTAAAACTATCAGCCTTACCACCACCAGCAAATATAACAATCTTTTCTTTGAACTTTGTATCATAACCTTTTATAATTAAAGCTTCATTTTGCTTATATTTGCTCCATCGTGATTGTCCTCTAAAGATATATTCTAACCCATATCCGTTACTATCTCCAACAACCAATTTCGCTTGTCCTACTGTTGAGGCTGTAACCAGAAATAATTTATCTCGACTTCGTTTTATACTATGTGCAAAATCAAAGATATGGTCAACAGTCTTTCCACTTCTGATTGCTCCCTCTGCTATGTTATACTCGTGTGTAGAGCAGTTTTTTATATAATCAATATGCTTTTGTGAAAACTGATAATCTATTGTCTTTTTCTTGCTCAATTTTCATCACCATATATCCTAGTTTCTAAATCTTCTAAATCTTCTATTTCATCTGAAATACCTCTTAATTTATCAGTTTTTACTTTAGTTAATTCAGTATTAGCCTTAATTAATTCTGTGTTGATTTCTTCTTGTTTTAGCTTGATTTCACTATGTTTTATTCTTATATCTTGTTCTTTTTCATCTAACTTATCTTTGTTAGAGTTCCAACTTTGCTTTTGTCTATTTTTTAACCAAAATATTTGTGCTGTTGAGTTAGGCTTTTCATACCGTTTAACTTTCTTTAGTGTAACGTGCTCGTTACCCTCTTTATCCTTAACTTTGACGATAACTTCTTCTTCATAAAAAAAACCCATTGCCGACTTTAGCAATGCGTTCTCAACTTCTTTATCAACTATTTCTTTCTTCCTTTTTAAGGCTTCCGATATTACAGGATATTTCAACTTCCATTCACTTAATGTTGAGTTAGAAATATCCATATTTTTACAAATCTGTTTCTCTGTTAAACCATCTCTCGCCCAACCCTCAATTAAAAGCAAGCCGTCTGGCTCAAGCCATTGTTGATACTTGCCTTTTGCCATTTGGCTCACTCCTTTCTATGTAATTAAAAAGACACTCGTTAAAGTGTCTTAAATATTATCTTATATAAGCAGTAAAAGTTATTTTTTTAGTTTTTTGATTATATTTTTTCGCTAATTCTTTGCTTTTTTCGTTAGCTAAATTTATATAAGGCATTACTAATTCTTTACATCTATCATAATCAATCAAACCTATTTTAAATTCATATTTTGCAATTTCCGCTCTTTCTTTCAAATCAATTAAATTATTCATAATATTTCTCCTTTGTCGTATTATCTATCATATTATGAATACATTCTAACATTTATCTTTAAAAATGTCGATAGTTTTTTAAAATTCTTCTAAAGAATAATCCATATTTTCTAAAACTTTAAAATTATTCTGTATTTCTTTCGTATTGCCTTTGTAAAATACAAGAATATTTTGATGGGTTCTAGTTACTTTTCTATTAACCATTGCCTTTCTAGCTCTAAGTGCAGCACTACCAACAACATTCACAAGAATAATATCATTATAAAAGCAAAATCCTTTGTTAAGAAAAGCCTGTTTAGTAATACCAGTTAAATCTCTGTATCTTCCTTGATTATCTCTAACATCTGAAATTACAACAATCGCAAATCTATTATTTTTTAACTTATTAGCACATTTTTCCAAAATATCAGTATATACAGCTTTAAAATCTTCAAAATCCATATTTGATATATCATCTTTATCATCACTATATACTTCTAAATCAAAATAAGGCGGACAAGTAAAGATTAAATCCACACTTTCATTATCAACATAGTTATCAACATTTTGCGAATTGCCAACTATCCAATTGATTTTATCTAAATCACAATTACACTCCTTAGCATTGACTATATTCGCTTCTATTTGTTCTTTTCTTAAATCAATCCCTATATAAGAATTTCCTAATTTTTCAGCAACAATCCCTCTTACACTACCACCTGCAAAAGGGTCAAGTATAACAGAGTTATCTATACCGAACCAATTATAGCACACTTCACAAATAACAGGATTAAAGATGCTCGTTTGAGGTAGAGAGTCATTGCTTAAGTTGTCACAAAATAACAGTTTGCCATCTCTACCCAATTCAGACTTAATCCCTAAATCTATCCATTCATTTTTTCTATCTATCCAGTACTTACTCCTAGTATCAAACACCGAGAAAGGCGGAATTATAAAGGTTTCAAAAAGATTGGAATTTATAGGGTTATTTTTTATTTTATCATAAATACTTTCTTTATCTTCTTCAAAATCAAAATCATCAAACCCAAGGTCGTTCATATTGAAACTAATACTTTTCAATTCTTTTTCAAGTTTTTCAAAATCAAAACCAGTATTCATAGTAAGTTTATTATGTGCAAGTATGTAAGCTTTCTTTTCTTCATCAGTTAAGTGAGTTAGTCTAATTATCTCAACTTCTTCATAACCTAACTGTTTAAGAGCGTATAAACGACCGTGTCCCTCGATGATTACATTATTTTCATCAACAGCTATCGGGTCATTATTGCCAAATTTTTTAATCAAATTGCAAATCTGCTCAATCTGTTCTTGTGTATGAATTTTTGCATTGTTTTCATATTCTCTAAGCGAATTTATATCTATTTTTTCAATCTTCATTTTATCCACCTTTCTTATTATTTCAGCAACAAAAAAAGCGACATAATAAATACATCGCTTTATGCCACTATTTGTGAAATAACTTTGCAAATATTTAAAAAGTTAGTTTAACCAGAATACATTTGTTGTTACATTTATATAAGAGGATTTCTATGCATCTTTATTATTTCACAATACTATTATACCATGTCAAGAAGTAATATTTCGTAACATTTATCGACTTTTCGTAACATTTTTTCTTAAAATCTCTAATGCAATGCCATGAAGTTTTTTTATATAACCCTCACTATAATAAATTTGTGATGAAATTTCAGACCAAGAAAGATATTTAAAATATCTTAAATACAATATCTGATACATAGTAGGTTCTAATGTATCAATCTTAGATTTTAATATTTTTTTCTTTTCGACTAAAATACTTATATTTTTTTTGATAATTTCTTCTAAGTCCACAATTTTTACAATAGTATCTGATATGTCACTTGTATTAGAATTTTGAACCTTATCCATTCTATAATCAATGCCTTTCAAGATATCTTCATAAATTTTCAATTTTTCTAATTCTTTAATTTCAG